AATCTGCTTCCATTAACTGAAGTCTTGTCTCTAATGTATTAATAGTATTAGTCATACCAATATACATATACACAGCAAAACCTGCTGCAGCTATTAGTGAACCAATAGTTTTAATATCTGTTTTTACTGATGTATCTTCTGTTATTTTAGACATACTTATTAATTCCAACCATCAAATATCCAATCAATATATCTTTGCCAAAGTCTTGCAAAGAAACCTTTTTTTGGTGGTACCTCTTCAATAATAGAATGACTACATCTATTACAATCACAAATATCACAAATATTTGAGCTTAAATGATATCCTCTTCCTACACAGTGACAAGTGTGATTACATATTTTACAAATTCTTTTCATTTTTTTCTACCTCGTAAAACATTTTATCTGAATCTTCAGTGATCCAGTCTTTGCCTTCTACATCCCAAACAGTTGTTTGTACCTTGTAATCAGGCCAGGAATTATCTGTAGTGTAATTATTTACATGCCAGATGATTCTATTATTAGGTTGAGCTGCATAATTACCATTATCTAAGGCCATTATGTGTGCACATTTGTGCTCTTGCGGAATTTCAGAATGTTCCGTGTTTAATATATTAACATCTGGGTGAGCCCAGTCAATCGTAAATAAATATTGTCCGTTATAAAATTTTTTATCTTTGCCTTTAAATTTTCCTTCTACGCCAGCCAACCAATCAAAGCAATGAACACTAGGCCAATAACTAAAACAGTTCCACAACTGTAATTCGTTCGTCTGCATATCCGGCACAGCGGCTCTATCATATGATTTTTGGAAAAACGCTGAGATAGGCAAACGCCAAAAGCACGCACCATTGGGTAACATGATGTTAAATAAGATTGCACGTCCTGACATACTTGTGATACCAAAGATAACGCACTCTTCGCTTTCTCCGTGATGTTCTTTAAGATCATAAAGATATTCCTTCCTTATTTTGCAATAGATAGGTGGTATACTTGCATTCAAATAAGCCATAAAAATTCCTCATATATTATTTAATCTCACCCCAATTAGGGCCTGATTCATAATCTACCTTATTTGGAACTTTTAGATCTACTGCTTGTTCCATTATTTCTTTTATTATACCAGCTTGCTTATCTGATTCAATAGAAAAATCTAATTCATCATGAATTTGTATATGAGCTAAATAACCTTCTTTATATAAATCAACCATTGCTTTTTTAGTCATATCTGCAGCACTACCTTGAATTAATTTATTTAATGCTTTGTAAGTAAATGCTCTTCTATGACCATTATTATACCAGTAATTTTTTTTAGGATTACCATTTTTATCTTTAATAACTTCTCCATCTTGATCTTTTAAGTATGGACCCATTTCTTTTAATTCTAACATTGTTTCATGATCTTCTGCAGGAACAAATGTACCCCAATCTGAACCTCTTAGTATTGGTTCATATTTAGGAAATCTACATCTTCTACCTAATAATGTTTTAATTCTACCTTTACCTTGTGCAACACTCATAACTCCATTCATTAATTGTTTAACAAATGGTGCTTCAACATGATATCTAGAAAATAATTCTTCTGCTTTTTCTTTTGTAACATTTAATTCATTTTGTAATTTAGCTTTACCCATTCCATAAAACAAACCTAGATTAATTGTCTTAGCTTCTTTTCTTTGTATCTTTGCCATATCAGCAACTATTTGATGAAAGTCTGTAGATGGATCTGATGCATATGAATCTGCAATTATTTGTGCTGTATCATAACCAAATCTTAATGCATAGTGTGCAACTAATCTTGGTTCTTGTTGTGAATAATCAAATGTACCCCACTTCATTCCTTCTTCTGGAATAAATAAACTTCTAACTAATGGTCCAGTATAAGGATCTCTTGCAGGAATTTGTTGTAAGTTTGGATTTGAATAACTAAATCTTCCTGTAACTGTACCACCATCATCTGATCTAATTTGATTTATATCTGCATGAATTCTACCATTATATTCATGATCTAAAATGGTATCAATAAAGGTTGTACTGACCTTGTTTATTTTTCTAGCTTCTGCTATCATACGAACTACAGGATGTTTGTGATTAGTAATAAAATTTTTTGTAAAAGATGGAGCAGATGTTTTTTCAGTTACGTCATAAGGTAAACCAAGTTTATCAAAAACTTGAGCAATACTTCTTGCAGCCCATATTTGAGTTTCTATTCCTGTTTGTTTTTCTACTTCTTGCAATAATTTTTTTTCTTTTTCTGCCAATTCTGTTTTTAATTGATTGGCTTTGGACACATCTACCCGCACCCCTAGGAAGCGCATATCAACTAAACAAGGAAAAAGATCAGTCTCTAGATTAAATATATCTTGAAGATCATCTTCAATAATAATTCTTTCTAGATGTTTCCATAATTCTAAAGTTAAAGCCGCATCTTGTTCTGCATATGCACCTACTTCACTTGCAGGTAATTTCCACATATCTGCTTTAGGATCTAATCCTCTTTCTTTTGCTGCAGCATTTAACAATGTTTCATTCTTACCTTTATTTAAATAAACCCAAGATAATGCATTCAACGTATAGTTGAATCTATTTTCATCAATTAAAGATGCTGCAATCATAGTATCTATAATTAATCCATTAATTTTAATACCCATAGATCGAATCCAACATACGTCATACATTGCATTATGAAATATTTTTATAGCAGGTGATTCACAAATATCTCTAAACCAAGATAAAACTTTATCCCTGTCCATGTTGGGTCCTTCGCCGTGAGCTATTGGAAAATAATTTTTATATCCATCTACAGCAACAGCTATACCCACAACTTCTCCATTTTTTCTTATGGCCCCTGAGCCCAGTTTCTTTAAGTCTGGATCTCTTGTTTCTAAATCTATTGCTATTTCTTTTGCTGATCTTAAATCAGGAAACTCTGTAGGTGCTACCCATTCTGTAGTTGGCATTAACATTATTTATTTTCCTTTTTATTTGTGTAAACTTCATACCAAGCTTCACATTTTTTATTATTACATTGATACATAGATACTATTTGATGTTCTGAATCAGGATATGTGTCCTCAGTATCAAAATCATTTTGCCAAATTAATTCTTTTTTACAGTGAAAACATTTAAACATTATTTTTTATTTTTTTTATTTTCCATATCTTTCATCTTTTTAATTTCTAATTCACAATAATGAATTATCTTCTCTATATCTTGTATTCCATTTTTTTGCAAGTACCTACAAACGTACTTAATTACGTTTCCCTGGAAGAAGCTAAGATTATTTTTTGAAATAAACTCATAGGGTTGAATGTGAAACGATTTATAGTGATTCCCACCTATCTGCTTATCTTGTGGAAACAGTTTTTCAAACATGCTTTTATCTGTCATTATTTTAATACCTCCATTATGTTAATTATAAAATAAGTTAGTGTTACTATTATAAATATATCTGATGTTAATATTCTCATAGTTATTGTGGCAGTGATTGATTTGATTGAGTATGATGAATTAGGGAATCGAGAAACCAAATCAACTTCGCTAACCAGGCTTGATGCTGCCACCCACCATTAGGAAAGTTCTCTATCCCATTCTGTTTATACATAATGTATAATTCTTTAAAATTTGTATTCATTCTTTTTAGTTTTTGCTTTTAGTTTATATAAATTATTTCTTGCTCTGGTTGCTCCTACATACCAAACTCTATGTTCTTCATCATTCTTATCATCACTTTTTTTAATTGATTTCTTAACCATTCTTCCTAGATCTAAACAAAGAACAACATTATCTTCTTCTCCACCTTTAGCTGCATGAATAGTAGATACCCATATTCTCGCTGGATTATCTAAATTTTCATTATTATCTAACATACTTTTTATGTATTCTCTTTCTAACAATGGAGCATTTTCAAATGCATCAAACCATTCAACATCTTTATTCCATTCTTTCTTAGGAGTTCCGATATATGTTTCTATATCTTTAACTTCTTTTTCATCTAAGTCAACTCCTCTACACCATGAATTATAATTAACTGATGCATTGTATAATGAAACTGTAAAACTTTTACCTTTACTCGTTTGATAATATAAATTTCTTTTTCTTAATTCTTTTGTCATTTCCACTAGTCTATGTATGGTTCTTGTTAATATTAAATACTTACCATTTGTTAGATCTATTTGATCTAGGTTATTTATTCTAAGAGCTTCGCCTTCAAAATCTCTTGCATAATAAATTTTTTCTTTTCTTAAACCCCTAATTTTTTCTAATGGTAATTCAGACTGTTCTTGTACTGCTTTTGATATTCTTTTTGAATATTTTAAAACTCTTTCTTTTCCTGGTTCTTGTATAAATCTATTTACATCTGCTCCTGCCCAAGCAAAAATAGCTTGATCATCATCTCCTGCTAGATGAATATCATCCGCAAACTCTTTTAATTTATCATATAGTTTCCATTGTAATGGAGATAAATCTTGAGCTTCATCTATAAAGATTGTTTTAAATTTTGGTAGATTGGGTTTATCAATTAATCTATTAATCATATCATTGAAGTCTAACTTACCTGTAATCTTTTTATATGCTTTTAAATTTTCATCTAAATTTTTTAATATGTACCATTTGATTTCTTTTTTATTATGTTCATTTCTGTCATATTCTTCTCTTATAGTTGTACATCTATTCATTGCTCTACCAATCATTTTAAAATATGGACTTTCAATATTTAAATAAAATATTTCTTCTTTGTTATATTTATCGTAGTATTTAACTTTAATATTTAATTCTTTGCCAATCTTAACATAATCTTCTGGTTGCATAACTTTAGTATCATCTAAATTTAATTGATCATATGCAAATGAATGTAGAGTTCTAAAGTAATTTAATTTATCTGAATCTACTGGCATTCTATCTTTAGCTACCTTTGCAGCTTTTTTAGTAAATGCAAAGTAACCAATACTATCTAATGGAGTTCCCATTCTAATATAAGCTTTTGCTCTATTAATTAGTTTATGTGTTTTACCTGTACCTGGAGGACCGAAGTATTTATAAATCATTAAACTATCTCCTCTGGTTTACTATACTCTGCTATTTCAACAACATCTTCGTCATCATCATCTTTCTCAAATAAATATAAAGGTATTTTTGCACATTCATTTACACCTGGATATGATTTACCTGTTTTCTTATCCTTACCTGGAAATCTTTTTTTAATACCAAATTGAGGTTTTGGTAAATCTTCATCTTCTTTCTCAAACATTTTTTCAATCATATAAGAAGTTCTAGATGAATCTTTTTTCCATTCATTATCTTTTAAATCATTATAAAATTCATCATAAACAAAATATGCAAACTCTTTATCTTTTAATACATTACCACTTTTAAATGAATTATATGTTGTTGCATTTGTATTATGTATGTAATGCTTTAAATGTTTCTTTAATATTTCTATAGGCGTGGTCCCTGGAGCCGGTTGCACTGTATCTTGAGTTGCTAATAATACTTTAATAATTTCATAGAATTCCATTGCTTTAATTGGTGGTGGTAACTCATCAGCTTGCGCCATAATCAAACCTCTTAATTCATTTTGATCTTTGATTTCATTTTTATTTCTAGCGTGTACTGATACTGTTTCTCCATCATCTCTTTCTACATCAAAATAATATTCTGGATCAGGTTTAAAATCTACTTTAACTAGGTTAGTTAATCTTGGCCAAGTAATTTTTTTATCAGATAATATTCCAAAGTTTCTTTTAATACATTCTGATTTAATGCAAACAGGAGCTAACAATGGATCATGACAAGTATGTCCTTTAGTATCTTTCTCCCAGTTCTTTATTTTTTTAGTTATGTAATCATCTGTCCAAGTTTGATCAAATTCAAAATAATTTCTTCCAGCTTGTAAAACTTTATTCTTCCAACCATCTGGATATTTCTTTTTAGCAAATACCATATAGTTATACAAAAACCTGTCTCTACCATCTGTCATTTTATTTTTACTTAATATTTCTAAACATGGTGGACCATCTTTAAATTCTTCATTACCACCTGTTAATTCTGTTTTAATAATATTATTAGATATTTCTTTTAATTGTTTTGAAGTTATTTGATTTAATTCAACACATTTTAAAAACAAGTCTAATGACATTTCATTACCTGATGGATCTAATGCAACTCTTTCATCTTTATTAAAATAAGGTAGATTGATAAAATTTCCATTTATTTTATCACCTTCTGTATTGCTACCTAGTTTAGTTTGTTTTGGAAATATTTCTGTTGTTATAGGTAGTTTAAATAAAAATAATACTTGTTCTAAAAATTCTTTTATTTCTTTTGCTTTTACAAATTCTTTTGTAAATATATATAAATGTAATCCATTACTTTTTGATTTAATTGGTATGATTGGTAAATTATTTTTTTGAATAGTATTTAGATAAAATTGTATATCTAAATCTTTATATACTTTAGGATCAATATCGATTGCACCAAATCTTGCATAACCATTATCATCACAAGGTTGTATACCTATAGATTTTTTTCCATCTAAATGTAATTGATAATCATGATCTGTAATTGGTCTACCTGACCAACCATAATCACCTGAATGAAATTTTAATTTACCTGTATTAGGATCTTTGTAACCATTACTAATATTACAAAAACCGTAATTACGTTTTAATCCTGTAAAAAACTTTATAAAATCTGTCATATCTATTTCCTAATTTAAAGAGGTGGCCGCAGTCTCCCGTTGCCACCTCTTCTTGCAAGTATTCACTTAGTGAATTATACAATATCCTCAGTCTTAGGTTTATTGCTTTTCTCGTATTCAGGTTTAGCTTGACCTTTAGACACAGATTTTTGAAATTCCTGTGCCATTAAATACAAGTCCGCATCCTCTTTCTTAGAGACATCTAAAGCTCTTGCCATAGATGGTTTATAGACATGCCAGCTTTTACTTCCTGCAGTTTTACCAACAGTTTTTAAATTATAAACTGCTGCATATGCTGCTGGATTATAAACACCTTTGTCATCCTTAAATCTAAGATTTTTAATCAACTGATTTAATTCTCTCGCTGGTGTTAAGTTAGATGATCTCATAGTAATCACTGCAGGTCTAGGTTCATCACCTAAAACAATTACATAAAAGTATGCAGTTTTTTCTACATAATTACCATTTGATAATCTGTACTTACCATTTCTCTCCTCAACAGCATCAGCTGGAATAGCTAAATGTGTTGCGACAGGTGGAGCTGCTGTATCTCCCATTTCCTGCCATTCAGGATACCTTGTTTGCACGTGTGCAACAAGAATGTCTACACCTTCATTACCATCAGTAAGTGTATTTAAACCTTTAGCATAAATCATACCAGGTTTAGCACCATTGACGTGTTTAGCGTCATTTGGATTACATTCAGGTGATAGTTGGTGTAGGATTTTTAAAATCGGAGTAGACATATCATCCGATTTGATTTCTTCGCTACCTCTACCAGAATCACTTCTTAAGTTGATAGTAGCCAGTGAACCTGCACTGTCTCTTTTAGTCATAGCATTTGTATTTGCCATATATTCTCCTTATTATTTATTATTTATTTTTTATTTTTAAAATGCGTTTGATTTCCATCAAACGTATTAAATAGTTCTTCAGGAACTTCTTGACCTTTGTCCTTCCATTCCTTCATAACTACTTTGAGTGTCTGTGGGTGAACTTTCTCCTCTTGGATAGGTTCAAACCCACTAGACCTCGCAAGGTTTGCATAAGCAATTGCCTTGTTATCTTCGTTCTGACCAAATGATACTGTAATATTATTTTTTACAATATCACCTAAGCCATTTTCTCGAAGCCAGTGTATCGCTTCTGCTTTTTTATCAGCTTTAATCGAAGCGCTATAAATTTGTTTAACAGATAATTCTGAACCATCTCTAAGTTTTAAACTAGATAGATTCATCTCTTCCATTAATTTTGGTATAATAACACAACTAAAATATTTTTCATCTTCTTTTAAATCTTTTACTTGTGCTTCCAAATTTGATATTTGGTTTTGTATTGATTTTAATTTCTCAACTTCTTGAGAAAGTTTATCTGGATCAATAGTTTCCATTTGATCAGGTGCGTCTTTACGCAAGTCTATTATCATAATCGTCTCCTATTTTTAACTTTTTTGCTTTCATGATGTAAGTATAATTACTTACATTTAATTTGTCAAGTCTATTTTTGATGAATATTTATTTCAATGGGATAATATGTTTTTTCTTGACGGTCCCATTTTAATAACTTAAATTTTCCATGAGTTATTTCTGATGCTATTGCACAAGTAACTCCAATAATTGCAGGATCACCATTTAATAATAAGTAATCATTTTCTGTAAAATCTTTTAATTTTTGTCTAATAGAAAATATAAATGGTCCTGGTGAAAACATTATTTGTTCTAATGCTCTAAACATAATCTTAATTTCGCCATACTTTCTAGCACCCATAATATTATATTTAGGTTGTCCTGTATCTCTATCTATAGGAATATCTTGTAATAAATAAACCTTATTACTATTAGGAGTTGAAGTTCTTTGAACTGAATTACCAATTTGCATATTGACTGTTTTTCTTTTTTAGTATACTATAACATTTAGAAAGAAAAGTAAATACATATGAATTATAAATTTAAAACAAAACCATATCAACATCAATTAGATGCATTAGAAGCATCTTGGGATAAAGAAAATTTTGCGTACTTCATGGAAATGGGTACCGGTAAATCAAAGGTATTATTAGATAATGCCGCAATGCTTTATGATAAAGGCCAGATAAATGGCCTCCTACTTATTGCACCTAAAGGTGTATATAAGAACTGGTATGATCAGGAGATACCAACACATCTTCCTGATCATATCTATAAAAAAATGGTGTTATGGAAAACATCAGATAAATCTGCAAAACAAAAACAATTATTAAATACTTTATTTGAACAAGGTTTAGACTTTCATATTTTAATTATGAACGTTGAAGCTTTCTCTTCTGGTAATGGTGCAGAGTTTGCATACAAATTTTTATCTTGCCATAAGGCTATGATTGCAATTGACGAATCAACAACTATTAAAACTCCAACATCAAATAGAACTAAAAATATTTTAGCTTTAAGAAATCATGCTAAGTATAGAAGAATACTTACAGGTTCTCCTGTAACTAAATCTCCATTAGATTTATTTTCTCAATGTCAATTTCTTGATCCTTGGCTCCTGGGGCATGATTCTTATTGGACCTTTAAAGCAAGATATGCTGTTACTAGAAAAATCGAAGTACAAGGTCGAAGAGTTGAGATAGTAGTGGGATATCGAAACCTGTCTGAGTTGTCAGATAAAATAAAACCATTTTCAAAAAGAATATTAAAAGAAGATTGTTTAGATCTTCCGGAAAAAACCTATGTTAAACATTATGTTGAACTTACAAAAGAACAGCAAAAAGTATATACACAAATGAAAAAAGAAGCAATTGCTTTTTTAGATGGCAAGATGCAATCATCTGCAACAGTTATGACTCAATTAATGAGACTTCATCAAATAACTTGTGGTCATTTTACAGCTGATGATGGCACTATAAAAGATTTACCTTGTTCTAGATTAGCTGAATTAATGAACATATTAGAAAACGTTGAAGGTAAAACTATTATCTGGTCTCACTACACTCATGATGTAAGAAGAATTATTGCAGAAATTAAAAAAGTTTATGGTGAAGAATCTGTTGTAGATTATTATGGTGCTACAGATACAGATGCTAGATCAAAAAATATAAAAAGATTTCAAACAGATGATAAATGTAGATTCTTTGTAGGTACTACTCATACAGGTGGTTATGGAATTACATTAACCGCTGGAAGTAATATGATTTATTTTTCTAATGGTTATGATTTAGAGAAACGTCAACAGTCTGAAGCAAGAATTGATAGAATAGGTCAAACTAAAAAAATGACTTATATTGATATAATGTCTCAAGATACTATTGATGAACGTATTGTAAAAGCTTTACGTAATAAAGTTGACATAGCAAATACTATAATGGATGAAGGTTTTAAACAATGGATATAAAAATAATAACAGTATTGTTTTTATTATCTACAGGAGAGCTTGAGTATAAAGAATATAAAATAAAAGAATCTTGTGAAGATTGGTATATGAACAAATTAGTTCATCTAGATAAATATAATATTAATTTAATAGAAGGTTTGCCTGCGGTAGGTTATTATTGTGGGGTGATCGAAACCACCCCAAAATAATTATTTAATTTTAATTTCTAAAGGTTTGATTTCTTCTGGTTCATTAACACCTAATTTGATTGTTAATACACCATCTTCCATCTTAG